GCCGAAAGCGAAAGACAACGGCGCCCGGATAGCTCAGTTGGTAGAGCAGCGGATTGAAAATCCGCGTGTCGGTGGTTCGAATCCGCCTCCGGGCACCACTTTTTCCCCTTGAAATCGTTGGTGATTTGCAAACGCAAAGCTGTCTCCGTTAGTTAGGTTTGACGGTTTTTCGAGAAGGGTTTGACAACTTTCGTTCTGCGTTCGATCTCCGAATCCAGGAGCGAAGCTGTCGTTCGATTGCGTTCCGCCATGTCGGCATCACGCGAGTAGTGGATAGCCATGCTCTCGGTTTTTTGCCCGAGATAGTCGGCGATCTGCCGCGGCGTATAACCCGCCTCTCGCAGGATCGTGGCGACCGTGTGCCGCAGCCCCTTGAGCGTCAGATCGGCCGGGATATGGCCCGCCTCTACCTGCTTTGCGCGCCAGCGGTGCCAGACGGTTGAGAAGCCGTCATAGGTCCAGGGCGTGCCCTTGATCGTTGCAAGGACTGTTATCGCATCATGAGCTGGCGCGGCATCTAAGGCGACCTGCAGGCGCCCGTTGATCGGCAGCGGCACTGCCTGTCCGGTCTTGCCGCGCTGCGCCCAGATCACCCCGTTCTCGATCTTGTCACGGCGAAGCTTCAAAGCGTCGGACGGATCAAGGCCAGTGTTCGCCATCAGCGCCACAGCGGCCCGGATATGTGCGGGTGCAAGATCCAGCACCGTGTCGAGTTCCTGCACGGTCCACGGGCGGTTAGCCCGCGCCCTGCCCTTCGGTCGCGGCTTGGGAATGACGCCCACGGCGAAGTTCTCGCGGATTAACCCTTTAGGGATGCAGAACTTGAACACCTCCCCGAGGAAGGTTCGCAGCATGTTTGCTTGCCGCCAGCCGAGCTTGACCGATGCCTTGTCGTGAATCGCGGCAATCAACGGGGTATTCAGCGCAGAGACGGGCGTATCACCGATCGGCGCAAGGTAGTCGGCCACCTTGCGATAGTCCTTGCGGGTGCGTTCGGCCAGCGTGTCCCTGAAATGCTCGGTTGCGAAGTAGGTGGCGATCAGACCACCAAGCGTCCCGGCCTTCGGCTGCTTTGTCTCCAGCGCCTTCGCAAGCGCCGAAATCTTCTCGCACTCCGCGAGGAATGCCGCGCTGCCCAAAGGCGCGCGGTCCAGATCCACCTTATGTCCGGTCTTGCGGTGATAGCAGCGCGGCTTTCCGTGGCGGTCCTTGAAGATCTTGAAACCTGTGACGCGGATCAGGGTCATGCGAGCCTCCCGAGAATGGCGTCATGACTCGCATCGACAAATCCCGCCTTCTCGGTATCGATCCACTGGTCGAGGTCGCGCTTGTCCCAGAGGACGAAGCGCCCGCCCATGCTGACGGGCTGAACTGGACACAGCGCCTTGAAGTGCTTTGGCACCATCCCGCAATAGGACGCGGCTTCGGCTGCCGAAAGCATCCGCTTTTCCAAGACGGTCAGGTTTAGCGTTGCCGCAGCCATCGATCAGTACCCTCTCGATATGCGAAACTCAGCAGGCTTGAAGTCGAGAACCCGCTTTTTCGCTTCTCGCCCTCTCGCCGCACACGAATGGCTACAAAAACGCCGCGATGCGCGCCTGAGCCGAAAGCTGTCACCGCACCAGTTACAGACCCGATATCGCGTCGGATCGGAACGTATGCTGTCATAATGACACGTCTTGGAGCAGAACCTCTGCCCCTCTGCACTGGCCCGAAAGGGCTTATCGCAATGGGCGCAATTCCGCTTTCGCAGCATGCGCGCCAGATCTCTTGCAGAGCGCCAAGCGCAGACGCGGCTGCAGTACATGTATCCCCGATAATCTCGCCGCATGGGACCTTCGCAGAACAAGCATGTCTTACTCAGCCGTGCCGCGACCCGCGCGGACCTAAGCCGATCTGCCGTTCCGTCGCGGCAGCAATCGGGATTGCAGAACTTAACCCCCACTCGCCGGCTTGCCTCGATCGGCGCACCGCAGGACTGACAGACCCTGCCCGCGACCGCTTCTGCCCTTGCACGGCTAACCAGTTCCATGCGAGCGGCATTGCGGCAATGAGCATTACAATATTTCTGATTGGACCTTGCCGTGTCGAGTAATGCGCCTGCACAATGCTCGCATCGCGCGGTCAGATCGAGTCGATCGCCAGTTTGATCGCTAGACCCTCGCCCGCCACCAATCTCCGATAGTGGCGCTGTTGGGTCGCTCCAGCGCATAATCTGCTGCAGTATTTGTGATGCCCCTCTGGCAACTGGCAATGGCAGTTGATGCAGCGCGTCCGTTCGATCAGCAGCCCCTCGTGAACTACCCATTCCGGTTGCCCCTCGTTCCATTCCGGCCGTTCGGCCTCAAACCTGCCCTCCAGCACCCGGAAGGCATTAGCCAGCAGGTCGCGGGCCATCAGGTCAGCGGCGCTCCACCCCCATGCCTGTCGGCAGAGATCCTCTCGAATACCCGCTCTCATCGGCCCTTCCAGCCCCCAGAGCGAGCCGATGGCGCCAGCCTCAAATGCCATGTGCGTAACCGTCACCAGTTGCTCGACCAGCGCCCGATACCGCCCGCGGCCGAGCTTGCCACGGCGGGCATCGCGTGCCCACCGCTCATGCTGCCGGTCGAAACCAAGGGCGGGACCTTCAATCACGCAGCGGCCCTCATCTCGGCCTGCTGAATACGGAATGCCTCGGCCCGCGTTTGGGGTCCTTCCCCGATCCAAACCCAATCGAGCACAAAGCCAGACTGACCGCAGAAGGTCAGGAACTCGTCGCTGAACGAGTCGCCGTCGCCGCAGTCGACCAGGATAAGGTCAGGCGGGGTCAGGCCGCTTTGAGCGGCAACCAAGGCAAGTCGATCCTCCACGCCGGTCGGCATGGCAGGGTTATTCGCCCGCAGGCGCTTTTGCAGTTCCATGGCTTCCTCTCTTTCTCGTCAGGCCTTCATGGCCTCTTGACGCTCCATCCGCTCGCGCAGGCACGCCACAATCTCGGCCCCCTGCGATCGGACATTTCTCCGTGATTGAGCCTCTATCCATGCCTTAAGATCTGCAGGGATATTCAGCTTGAACTGTACGACATCGTTCATCGAGCCACCCCAAAACGGACAATTCATGTCCCTATATGGACAATAAATGTCCGTTGCGTCAAGGACAAATATTGTCCATCCATTCCGGCATGGATGAAGATGGTCGCCTAGTGCAATTCAAGCTTATGCTGCCCGCCGACCTTAAGTCGCGGGTGGAAGCCGCTGCAAAGAAAGCTCATCGGAGCCTCTCGCAAGAGATAGTTGCAACTTTAGAGGAGGAGTACCCACCTGACGGGTTCAGCCTGGACGAGTTCTTTTCAACTTGGATGGAACGGACGGACTATGGTGATGATCCCGAAGAAATGCGGAGGTTCGTGGAAGAAGCGGACGCCGTTCTCATGGCTAACATGCCTCGCTATTCAGTTTATCTAGTCCCCCGGGGGCCATCAGGGATCTTGACGGTCACCTTTGGCGAACGACGACATCGCCCCAGCGACTAGGCTGACGACCGGACGTAGTCAGGGATCTGCTTCAATAACACACTTGCACCTATCAAATTTGAGGATGCCCTCGCACCCAACCCGTAGTTTTCGGGTCGGCAACCCGTAGGAATCGGGTCGGAACCTGGGCCGAAAGGCCGCCGATTCTGCGCTCGCGCGTAGGAACGCTCCGACTTCGACCCGAAAACTACGGGTGAGGCGCATGCCTCAAAATCCGTCGACCGGACGCACTGTTGCAGCTAGATCAGGGGACTGTGGCGGAAAAAACACCGTAACTTGTGTCTGCGCCCAGATATAGACAGTTGGCGCCGCTGATCCGCTAGATTTTTCGATTCGGATCAGTTAGATAGAAAAATGCAGCCGGGATTCGTGGTCCCGACTGCATCTGAGAAATGCAGCCGTATCCAGCTGCGATTTGTGAATTCACGCTGGGGAGACTCCCACAGCATGGCTCCCAAGTCAAGGCGGATACCTATCACAACCGAAAGATAGGAGCCCGTGATGGCTACCAAACAATCGACGTCGAAGACCTCCACCCTGGCAAGCAAAGTGCTGAGCGGCAAAGTTAAGCCCACAGCATCGCAGGCCAAAACCCTCGCCGCTTCTGTCCTCTCGCAGGACGAGAAGAAGGGCAACAAGCGATAATACGAGGGCGGAGCTTAGGCTTCGCCCTTACAGCTTCCACGCCATTGCGTAGTCGGGTCTCCTGTCCCCCGACCATCAGGGGACAAGAGACCCGAAACTCGGACGTGGCAGCAATTGCAGGGCTCCACGGGGTGCGAGGATCGGGGGACTGCCGGTGAGGGGTCTTGATCCCATCGAGGAGCGCCGCTAGCATCATCATCAGGAGCGGCAATTCCTACCGACAACCCCGACCACCTTCTTACCGGGCAGCTCCGCTATCAGGGCTGCAACTCCAATCGCGAGCTGCCCGGCTTGAATCCTTCACCCCAGCACCGCATCCAAGAGCGCCGCGCTGAGAGGCTGCGCTGAGATCGGCGCCAGCACCTTAACCCCATCGGGCGCACGCACCCGCGCATAGGCCTGATCGAGCCAGGCGGCATCCATCGCCAGGAGTATCCCGACATGCTGGGGCCCGAGCGGCAGGCGCATCAGATCGCACCACGCGCGGATCTCTGAAGGCTGGATCGGGTTCGGCCCGGCCGGGTGATAGGTCCGCGTCGCGGAGATCGCCTGAAAGACGTTCCACAGCTCCCGCCCCGCCTCGGGCGGCGGACGGAGCGTGCCGGTCTGCGAGGCCTTCACCGTGGCGCAAAGCTGTTTTTCCAGTCGTTTCAATACATCCTCCTGCCTTGACCAAAGGACTTTGTTCTGACCATGGCGTTGTTTACCTCACGGACACTCTGCCCGACGATCGAGGGCGCGGCCCTCTGAACTTGCGCCGCCGCACGTTGATCCACGAAAGCGGTCAGGTTGCCGGTTTTGGGATCGACGCCGACCGTGATGTGAACGTTGGCACCTCCGTTCCCGCCCGGAGCGGTCTGCCCCTTGGTGTGATCCGTGACCGTCTCGCGCGGGTGCATGACGGCAAGGAAGCCTCCTTTGCCATCCACGCCCCCGGTTCTGGGGCCGTTGCCGGTATAGCCACCGCCATCAAAGCCCAGCAGCTTCCCGATGCCCGTGAATATACCCCCGGCGCCGCCGCCCGAAGCAGCCAACCCGGAAAACGCCTTGCTGATCATCGCCTGCGCGAGTTGGTCAAGAAGCTGGACGACCGCCCGCTTGGCAGCATCCGCCCCATCCAGAGCAGCCATAAAGATCCCCGCGACTGCATCGGCGCCCGCCTTCCCTGCCTCCTGAACCTCCCTTAGCCGATCGGCGGCCTCATCCGCCTTCTTCCCCGCCTGAGCATAAGCCTCCGCCAACTGATCGATCTGCGCCGCGAGTTCGGGCGTGATTGCTCGGCCCTCCTCTTGCGCCGCCGCCAAGAGCCGGGCCTTCTCGCTGGCATAGGACATCATGTCGCCGTAGCTTGCCCCGCTCAGCGCCGCGGCTGAGAGAACCTGCGCCTCGATGTTCAGGGCCTCGGTGCGTTCCCTGATCTGCTGCAGGTCACGGTCGAAGCCCTTGAGGCTGTCTCCGCCGCCAGCTTTCGATCGGGACGAACCGCCAGCCTTTCCGGCAGGCGCGCGGGCAGCATCGCCGGCAAGCGCCGCCTCGGCAAAGCCGCGCACATCGGAATCCGTCAGGGTGGCGCCCATGTCCTTGGCGCGCTTGCGCACCTCGGCCATTTCGCGATCCAGCGCGATCTGCTCTTTGGTGGCAGCGTTGCGGGCGGTCTCGGATGCCGTGAACTTGTCGTTGGCCTCGGCCATGGCCTTGGCGCTGTCCATGGACGCCTGTTCCGCCGCCTGCCGCTGGCGCATGGCGTCGAGGTCCTTCTGCCCCGCCGACACACCGGCCGCCGATGCCAGCGCCCCTTTGAGCCTGCCGGCCAGAGAGACGACCCCGGCAATCACCCCGCCGAGCCGACCAAGCTGAGAAATGACGCCCTCGAAGCTGGTTCGGTCGCCCGCCTCGAGCTCATCGAAAGCGTCGGTCGCGCGGGTGCGGATATCGTCCAGCTTGACCGCGAAGTCATCGCCGCCGATCGCGCCATCGCGGAAGGCCCGCACAAGCTCATCCTGTTCGGCCACCAGCCCCCGCAGCTGATCGGCAATCTCGCCATAGCCCCAGCTGTCCAGCTGCCCGATCGAGCCGCGCAAGGCGTTCCCGGCAACCGCTGCCTCCTCGGCCAGCGACTGATATTGCCCTTCCAGCGTGCCGAGTTCGGCCGCATGCTGATCGACGAGATCTCGGTTGCGGTTGAGGGCGTCATAGAGATCATCACCCAGAGCGGCGCGGCCCTCGGTCTCGTTGCTGAATACCTCGTCCAGCTTGGCGCGCATGTCGGCGATCTCAACCGCTGCATCGGCCGCGCCGACGATCACCCGCTTGAAGAAATTCCCCGCCGTGGTCTGCAAGTCGCGAAACCGCTGATCAAGATCCTGAGCCTTGGCAATCAGTTCATCGTCGAGGACGGCCCCGGTTTCGTGCGCGCGGGCGATGGTGTCGCGCAACCGGTCGTCGCCCTGCCCCAGCATCTCCACGAAGCGTTCGCCGCCCGTGCCGCCGAAGATCTCGTCCGCGATGCGGATCTGCGCCGCCCGGTCCATGCCTTCGAGGCGCTGCATGATCTCCAGCATCAGCGCCGAAGGGTCTTTCAGCTTCTTCTTCAGATCCTCGGCCCGGAAGCCCAGCCGCCCGAAGGCCTCGGCCGCAGGCCCGACGCCCGTGGTGATGAACTCATCCGCGCGCAGCGACAGTTCCTTGAAGCCGTCAACCAGTGCATCGACGCTGATCCGGTTCGCCTCGGCGACGTATTTCCATTCCTGAAAGGCCTGCGCCGACAAGCCGGCCCGCTTGGCCTCGTTGCCGATCTGGGCAATGCCCTGCACGACCTGCCGCGAACTGCTGACGATCTCGGCCATGCCGCCGACAGCCAGCCCGCCGAGGAAGCCCCCGGCCAGAGATTTGCCGAGGCTGCCGACGCTGCCGGTGACGCTGGCGACGGATTGCTTGATGCTGTTGGCCGATCGCGCCATGTCCTGTTCCATCTGCCTTGTGGCAGAGCGGGAATTGCGGCGCAGACCTTGATAGGTGCGGGTGCCGGTGTTCTCGGCCCGCTTCATCGACTTCTCGAAATCGTTGATCCGCGCTTCCAGCCGCACGACAAGGCGTTCGTCATCTGCCATCTTTGCCTCCTATACGGGCGACCAAAGGTCTTCGGTGAACCAGGTTGCCCTGGTCGTCAGGACGTTCTCATTTGCCGAGGCGCGGGCCACAGCCATGGCCGAAGCCACCGCGCCATCGATCGAAAGCCAGCGTTTGGGCTTGGTGAATTTCACGACATGTCCATGGTCGTTGCGCTTCACCACGACATTGGCGAAGCAATGCCGCAGGACGGGATGCCCGCCATGGAAGAACTCGCCGCCCAGGAGCGCCCGCTCCAGTTCCAACACCGCGGGCATCATCAGCGAGGGCACCTGCCGGAAGTCCACCGCTGGCAACCCGGCCTCCAGGATCTTCGGTTGCACCTGCCGCGCCATGTGCGGGTCGAAGGCAATTTCCTGCACATTGAACTCCTCGCAGAGTTCGATGATCCGGCTTTCGATCTCGGCATAGTCGATCACTGAACCGGCGGTGGCCGTGATCAGTCCATCGTCATGCCAAGCCTGATAGGGGGCGCCGGAACGATCCTCGCGGGCGCTGATGCCGTCCTCGTCGTCAAGGGAGGCCTCGCCCCCGTCCGTCTTGTCGAGGGCCTCCTGCGGGCAGAAGAACCACGGCTTGACGAAATAGCCATCCGCGGTGCGCCAGCAGGCCACGATCACCGAGAGGTCAACCGTCGAGGACAGGTCAACGCCGAGCCAGCACGGCTCATCCCGCAAGGCGTCCAGATCATAGTCCTTGGCCCCGGCGTCATAGATATCCATGTCCACGAAGGGATCGGTCGAGGCGTCGAGCCAGATATTAAGCTTGAGCTGTTTGAGAGACTGCCGCTCGCCGACGCCGCGCTGCGCGCGCTTGGCATGGTCTCGAAATTTCCGCAGGCTGGGATAGCCATACTGGAGGCCGGGGTTCACCCGATGCCACAGGGCCTCATCCTCCCAGTCATCGCGGCGATCGGCTTCAAACAGGATAGGCAGAATCGAGGGATCATCCACATTGCCGCGGGCGACGTTGCGGGCATCCTCGAAGAACTCCCAGGCGAGATTGTCCTGTCCCCTGCCGGCGGTCGATGCCACCACCAGCAGGCTGTTGTCGATCTTATCGAGGCCGGTGGTCAGGGCCTCCCAAAGATCGCGCCCCTTCCAAACGTGGATTTCGTCCGCCAAGACGAAGCCGGGCGTCTCGCCATGCTGGCGCCCGCCGTCGCTGGACACGACTTCAAGTTGCGCCCCGTCCTTGCGATAGCGGATCATCTTCGGAGCATTGAACGCATCGTGGATCTTGGTCGCCGCCACAAGGCGCTTATCCTCGCGGATGATGCCCGCCGCCTCGCGGAAGCCGATGCCGGCCTGCTTGCGGTCAGACGCAGCAAAGGTCGCCATGCCATTCGGCACCCGCTCCGGGCCGAGGGTATGCAGCAGCGCCAGCGCCGCCGACAGCGAGGTCTTACGATTACCGCGTGGCAGCAGCAGCGCAACACGCCCAACGATGCGAGCGCCATCCTCATGCCGCGGGCCATAGATCCGCCGTACGATCCTCTCCTGCCACGGATCAAGCTGGAACGCGCGATTCGGCAAGATGGATTTCGGGTGCCGCAGAGCGCGCAGGAATCTCACCGCACGCTCGCCATGCCCGAAGGGATCGGGGATCTCCGATCCGTCATAGATCCATTCCGGGAAGGTGCCAGCCATCAGCCCATCTCCAGCGGGTTCGCGGTATCGTCTTGGTCGCCATCGTCGCGGATCGTCGGGCGGGACCGGCTGACGGGGGTAAGGCCAAGTTCTGCGGCAAGCTGACGGGCCGAGGCCATCGCCTTGTCCTGCAAGCGTGCCAGCTTCAGCATCATATCGGGTTCCTGCCCCAACTGGATCAGTGCCTCGGTCTCGCGCACGCGGCCGATGCAGATGCAGTAATTCTCCAGCCCGCCGAGATCGGCGTCGGTCAGGATGCGTCGCTCAGTCAGGATCGGCATCACCCGGTCCCATTCCTTGCGGGCCTCCTCGGCCAGCCAGTCGGGCGCGGCCAGAGCGGCAGTTAGTGCGTCAACGTCTTCGCGCAGTTGCGGCTTGGTGCCCTTCACTCCGGCCACCTCACGCAGCGAAGCTCAATCCCCTTGCGGCGCCCGATCGGCGTCACCTGCTTGATGTTGAAGGCCTGGAAGTTCCAGACAAGCCGATGCTTGGTTGTGACGTCAAAGAACCGGGCGCGGAAGATCACCACCTCCTCGTCACTGGCACCGAAGCCGCGAATGAACTCCTCGGTCGTCTGGTCCACGCGTTCGGCCCGCAGTTTGGCAACGGCACGCCAGACCTCGACCGGCGTGCCGGCATCGTTGATATCCGTCGTCGCCCGATCGATGCGGATGGTTTCGACCAGCTTGCCCGACTTCACGCCACGGCCTCCGATACCAGAACTTCGACCACCACGACGCCATGGGAATGCTCGCCGTCAGGGTCGCGCAGGAAGCGCATCGAGGAGACCAGCGTATCGGCGCAATGCAGGCCCGGAGCCAACACTAACCGAGCGGAGCGGACCGCGCTGCGGATCGCCCCGGCGATGGTCTTGACGCCCTCCAGCGAGGGTTCCTTCTTCCAGACATGCAGTGTGTGATAGACGCGCGTATGGGCGCGGCGCAGGCTGGTGCCCTCGTCCAGAGCCTGACTGTCACCCAGAAGAATTGCTGGCAAGGTCGAGGGGCGCTGGTTCGCATCGACAATCTGCGCCGCGGGCACGCCGACGGCATAAGTCGTGAGCCTGGCACGGATGGCCTTCTGAACCTCAAGATCGATATTCATTTCGCTTCTCTGATAGCTTTGCTGACAGCGCGCTTGATGGCGCTCAGGGCGCGCTTGCGACCGAGGCGGAAGCCGGGCCAGAAGAAGGGCTGCGCGCCGTGATGCGTGGTGCCGTATTCCTGCAGATGCGGATAGCGAACATCGGTATTACCGACGGTGATCACCACCTGGTTCGGCGGCACGATCATCGAACCGCCCGGCTGCGAATAGGCCGGTGTGGCCTCCCCCGGCCCGGTGACGGCGATGCTCGACTTGAGGTCAGGGGCGCTTGTCGCCGGATCGTCCGGGGCAAGGCTGCGCTGGATCTCGGCCACGCCATTCGCGGCTTTGATCAGCGCCGGCTTAACTGCCCGCCGCGCTTCCCGGGGAATCGCTTCCATGCGCCGCTGGAACCTCGCGAGGCCACCGTCATCAGCCATCAGAACGTCCATTCGCGATGCTGGTTGATGATTTCGCGAACGCCAAATGGCAATTCGCGCGACAGATCCGTCACGGCTTCACGGTTCTCATACCACCATGCGGCCAGTTGCATGACCGCTTCTCTCAGCGCGGCTGGCACGTTCTCACCCCCGTAAGTGTTCGGAGAATACGGCGGCCACCGCGTGCGCATGCGGAATCCAAGCTCCCGATCGATGAAGTTCTCGGCGGCCTCAATCTTGCCCTGGATCATCCAATCGTCGTCACCATTATCCATGGTGAGGCCGAGTTGCCGCTTGACCTCACCGATATCGATCAAAATTGCTTCCATGTCAGCTGGCCTCGCTGCGGGTGATCTGGGATGTGGGTTGCAAGGTAACTTCCGTCCTGATCACGCTGTTGGCCGCGTCGAAAACTTCGCCGATCGCCATGACCAGCCCAAACCATCGGCGGGTGAGCACGCCGCCGGGCAGCACAAGCCGAAACGGATAGCTGAGGCTGGAGCGCGACGCCGCCCAGATGAGGGCCTGCCCCGGATCTGCGGGATCATCGCCCAGGATGATCTGCATGGGCTGGCGGCGAAGGACGCCCTTGAGGGTTCCGACCTCGCCGATCGCCATATCGGAGACCTCGACCGCCTCCCATTCGACGCCAAGGACGCCAAGGGCCTCGGGCTCCGCGACCTCGACCCAGCCGGAAGCCGGGAACGCCCCCGGCACTTCTGCCGGGGCATCCGCGATGTAAAGGCGAGATCCAGCGGTCGGGTAAAGCACGATCAGGCCGCGTCCGCGTCAACCTTGACGATATTCGAGTTCACCCAAAGGCTGACGTTGAGCTTCAGGACGCTGTTCGCAGTATCGTATTGCTCCGTCGCCGCTGCCACCTTGGCGACGAAATAACGCTCGGAAGGCGTGCCGCCGGCCGGCGCATCGTTCAGCACCATCTTGAACGCGTAATCGTGCGGGGTCTTTTCCGCCGCGATCACGGCGATCTGGCCGGGGTCGGCATAGTCGATCCCGCAGACCACTTCCATGGTGCCGGCATTGCGGGTGCCTTTCAGGCGCCGGGTCCGGGACGAATTGATGCCGTCAAAGGCAATCTCGGCCGAGGTATCGCCGACGGTGCCCAGCCCCTCGGTCTCGCCGACCTCGACCCATCCCGTGGTCGGGAAATCCGAAAGGATGAAATCGGTTTGCTTGGCGGCCAGCGCAGCACCGATGAAGATCTTGGTACCGTTCGTCGCATAGATAGTCATGGGGTCAGTTCCTTGTGATGTTGCGCCGCTCTCTTGCGGCTTCCATTGCGTTGCAACTGCGGCAGCCGGGGCGCCAGTTGGCCGGGTCCATGCGCAGGTCGGGGCGCATGCGAATGGATTGAATGTGCATAACGACGACGGCGGTGGCCCGCTGGCAGCGGGCACAAACCCTGTTCTCCGGACGGGCGAGAAAGGCCTTCGCCTGTCGCTCCCATGTGCCGTCGTAGCCGCGCTGGCTGCTGCTGGGCCGCTTCTTGTCGTGGGCCGCATTGCGCTGTGCCGCGCGCCTCGCCTGGCACGAGCAGACGGTTCCCGCCGGAACCAGCTTGCCGCATGAACAAATGCGAGGCGCGCGGCCAGGCATCAGACCACCATCGCCAGCTTGCGGAAGGCGGTCGGACGAACCACCCCAGCACCGACACGGCGACGGGCGTGATAGCGCATCAGGCCGTTCACCCGCACACTGTAGGGGTCCGCAAGGACCGACAGCGACAGGCGGTCATAGATCCGGTAGCCACGCTTGAAGTCGCCGAAGATGATGGGTTCGGCATCGGCGGCAATGTCGGGCATGTCCACCGCCTCGACAACCGGGCGGCCGAGGATGGTTTCCGGCTGGCCGGCCTGATAGCTGGGCTGCCACAGATAGCGGCCATCGCCATCCTTGAGCGTCCTGATCACGCCCAGCGTGGTGCCGTTCATGACCCAGGTGCCGGCCTGCCGATAGGTCGCGGGCAGCGCATACATCAGCGCAATCAGCGCATCGGGCGACACATTGGCGGCATGGCCGTTATCGGTGGTGACGATATCGGCATTAGCCATGAAGCCCGAGGGCTCCAGCGCCAGAGCGCCGTTGACGAAGGCCGCGCTTTCCTTTTGCCCGAAGTCCTCGGCCAGCGCGAGATTGACCTCGGAAAGCACGTTCGCGCTATCCTCGGCCAGTTGCAGCGACAGATCCACGAAGGTCGCCAGTTCCTTCACGTCGAGGTCAGCCTGATCGAAGCCCGGTTCGCTGCCGGTGCGCGCGGTGGTTTCACCGACCCAGACCGCGTTCGTGACGCTGGTCCGCTGGGGCAGGATCACCTTGGCCGCCGTGGTCGAGCGCACATCCGCGATCTGACGGATGGGCGAGTACTCGACCAGGTTGCGGATGAACTCGCTCTCGACCTGTTCCGGCGCGAGGATATGGTTCGCGGTGTCGCTGGCCGTGGTCAGCGCCTTGCCCTCGACCTTGCCCGAGCGCAAGTATTCCACGAAGGCCGTTTTCTGCTCGTCCGGCTGATCCTCTGCTTTTTCGGTCGCGGGCCGGTTCATCTTCGCTTCCAGTTTGTCGAGCCGGGCAATGATCGGCGCGGTGTCGGCCTTCTTTTCGATCTCGGTCATCTTGGCTTCGAGCGCCGCGATGCCTTGATCTTCAGTTTGTTCAGTCATGGTCATGTCCTTTGCTGAGGTGATGCGCGCGCCGGGATGCATCGGCACCGCGACCACGGAGATTTCGAGAAGGTCGACGGCATGAAGATCCCGACCGCCGCCACGCCGCGCCGCCTTGCGCGTCGCCTGGTAGCCGATCGACAGGCCCTGAATTGCCTTGGCCAGGATAAGGTCGCGGATCTCGCGCGCCCGTTGCACCGACAGGGTGAGCTGACCTTTGACCGCCAGACCCGCGGGGGTCTCGACACCCTCCTGCCAGACACCAATGACCTCGGCCTGATCGTGACCTGCGAGCATGGGAATCGGAAAAGACGCGCCAGCGAAGGCGCCCTTGTGGACGACATCACCGCCACGATCGACGGTGCCAAACACCGAGGCCAGACCCTCGATCCGGCCCTCGTCATCGACGCTGAAAGCGGCCTTGCTCTCGATGCGATCCATCAGCGCCCCCGCATGAAGGGGGCGCGATCGCCCGCCATGGCGTCGACCTGTTGGCGGACCCACTGCGCGGCGCGAAGGACGCGAAGGACGTTCGCCTGATTGAAGGGCAGCGCCTCGCCGTCCTCGACAATCTCCCAGCCGAGGATGCAGCGTGCCAGGCTGTTCAGCCTGCATTTCTCGCGAGCGGCAGCACTCACCTTGCCCTCATCGTCGGCAGCCTCGGCCAGATCATCCACCATCCTCAGCCGGGCGCGCGACTGGGTGGCGCTGTCCGGACCGGCGACGAGAAAGCGGATGCCAGTCGCCTTGCCCGTCACCGGGTCGACCAGATCAAACCATCGGCCGCGGTCCTGATCTTCGGCATTGGAGAGAATGTCATTCAGATGCATTGTCGTCCTCGGGGCTGCGCTCATTTTTGAGCGGATCGGAGACGTCCCCAGTTTTGGGGGCATCTGCCGCGCTGATATTTGGGTTCAGGTACTCGTCGCCGCCGTCGCGCGGCGGCAGACCAAGCCAAGATCTGCCCTCGTTCGGATTGATGGTGCGCGAGCTGATGAGGCTGTTGATGGTGGTGGCGCGGGTCGCCAGATCGGCTCGGGTGAGGTCATCACGGTCGAAGCGGATGACGTGGGTCGCACGTTCCTCGTCCGAGAACAGCGCCCGGCGCAGCGCACCTTCCAGCCCGCGCAGCCACGGTTCCAGGGTATAGGACAAGAACTCGCGTCCCTTCTGTTCCGAGTTCGACCAGGTGGCGCGAGACAGGTCGCCCACCATCGGCGCCGGGATGTTGAAGGCTCGCGCGATCTCCTCGATCTGGAACCGGCGATTTTCGAGGAACTGTGAATCGGTCGAGTTGAAGGTGTAGGGCTCGAACGTCATCCCGTCATAAAGGATCGCGGTGCGGCCCTGATCCTCGCCCTCATGCGCCACACGCCATGCAGCGCGGGCGGCCTTGATGGCTTCCTCACCCAGCCCTTTAGGGATCAGCAGCGCACCCGAGGGACGAGCCCCGCGCGTGAACAGCTTGCCGGCATGACGATCGAGTGCAACCGCGATACCGATCGCCTCACGCGCCAGCGACAGCGGGGCACGATCGAGGGGCGGCAAGAGGTGGATCACGTCGCGGGCCGGGACCGGGCGATTGATCAGGCGGTAGAGACGCTCGCCGGTATCCAGATCCACGTCGAATTGCAGGGTGGACTGGCGATAGCGTATGATCTCGCGCGGTTCTCCGTTCACCCGGTTGACCCATGCAAGCCCGCCCGCATCGCTCATCAGCGCGTCGCGGACGATCTGGCGGATCAGTTCGAAGCCCGTGGTCCAGTCGTTCGCCTCGCCCCGCAGCAGCGGCAGCAGGGGGTGGTCGGGAATGTCCACCTCGTCCTGCCCCTCGATCCGCTTGACGTAAATGTCCAGAGAGGCCACGGCCTCCGAGATCAGCTGGATCGCGTTCGCGACCACTGGCACCCTCAGCGCGTCAGCTTGGCTGACCACGATGCCCGTCGATGTGGTTTCCGTGAGCCCAAACGCCGCCAGCAGCGCCGCATCGGGCGAGGCAAG